TGTCTGGTGGCGCGAAGTTCGTGAAGACGGGCGCCGACGGCGAACAGTCGCAGATGCTCCAAAGCCGCCAGTTCGCGGTCGAGGAGGTGGCGCGGATCTTCCGCGTGCCGCCGTCCATGATCGGACTCAACACTCCAGGCGCCATGTCCTACGCCTCGGTGGAACACAACGCCATCCAGTTCACCCGCTACTCCCTGACCCCGCTGATCGCCGCCATCGAGGAAGCACACAACCGGCTGCTGCCAGGTGACTCGTTCCTGCGCGTCAACATGGATGGCCTGCTTCGTGGCGACTCAGCGACGCAGGCCCAAGTCTTCTCAACTGGACTACAAGCAGGTTACCTATCAGTCAATGACGTGCGTAGCCTTATGGATCTGACTCCTGTGCAAAATGGGGATACACCACGCGTTCCTCTTGCCAACATTGACATTCAAGATTCTGCCGTCGTCGCGGAGGACCGCAAGGTACTTATGGCGCAGCGGCTTATTACGGCCGGCTTTGATCCGGTTGAGACATTGCAGGCGATGGGCCTGCCGAGCATTACACACACGGGCCTGCCTTCGGTCATGTTGCAGGGCATTTCTCAGATCGCGCCGGACGATCCCCAGTCTGCCTACCCGGCAAGTGAGGACTGACATGAGCAAGATGGAAACCCGCACTTTTACGGTTGATGACCTTGAGGTGCGCGAAGCCCCCGAAGGTATGAGCTTTGAGGGATACGCGGCGGTCTTCAACTCCCCCAGCGAGCCGCTTCCGTTTACCGAAACCATCGCCCCTGGCGCTTTCGGTCGCTCGCTGAAGTCCCGCAACAACGTCTTCCTCCTGGTGAATCACGACCCGGCTCGGCCCTTGGCGTCGACCCGGTCGAAGACTATGACGTTGGAGGAGGACGGCCGGGGCCTGCTGGTGAAGGCGACGCTGCCTGACACGACCGACGGCCGTGACCTTGCGGTGTTGCTGGGCGGTGGCGGCAACCCGCGCGTGATCGACTCCATGAGTTTCGGGTTCTCGGTGCCTCGCGGCGGCGACAGCTGGAGCGAGGACGGCAGCCAGCGGACCCTTCAGCAGGTCCGGTTGCATGAAACCTCGATCGTGACGTTCCCGGCCTATCGTGCGACTTCGGCTGCTGTGCGTTCGCTCGACATGCTGGCTGAGAAGACCGGCGAGGACGCCGACGCCCTCAACGGCGCCCTAGAGGCCCTTGAGCGCGGCGCCACTTTGACTGTCGACCAGGCCGGCCTGCTGTCCGCTGTGGTCGCAAAGTTGTCGCCCGAGCCTGAGCCGACGGTTGAGCCGGTCGCCCACGACCCGAGCGAAATCAACCTGCTGAAGACCAAGCTTGACCTGGTCTTCAAGGCCTAAGACTTCCTGGCCGCGTGAGCCGCGGCTAGGTCCCCGCTCTGAGGAGCCTCGGCGGGATCGCAAAAGAAACCACCTGCGCATTCCTCTGAGACCCCAGGAAGGGGTGAACCAAGTTGTCTGAGTACCTGAAGAAGCTCGTCGAGGACCGCCAGCGCGCCTACGACGCAGCCAAGGCCAAGATGGACGAGGCCGCCGCCGAGAAGCGCGACCTGTCCGCTGAGGAACGCGAGTTCGTCGACCGCACGTTCGCGGAGCTCGACGAAAAGCGCTCCACCATTGACACCCTCGTTGAGGCTGAGAAGCGCGAGCGCGAGATTGCCGAGTCCATGCGTGGGCTTGAGGATGTTGTCCGCCCGGTTGAGGCGCGCACCGCGCCCGTTGAGACCGACGCCGACATCCTCCGTTCGCTGCTCGCTGGCGAGCGCCGTGCGCACTCGTTCAAGTTTGAGAAGCGCGACCTTGCCAAGTCGACGTCTAACGCTCCGGTGCCCACGTCGTTCTCCGACGTTGTCATCGACCAGGCTCGCCTCGTCGGCCCGATGCTCGACCCGGGTGTCGTCACCGTCCTGAACACCGCTTCGGGTGAGGATCTGGTGCTGCCGTCGCTGGCAACGTGGTCTACCGCGGGCTACGAGGCCGAGGCCGACACCATCAACGAGTCCGACCCGGGCTTCGGCAAGACCACGCTCAAGGCCTACAAGTACGCCTTCATCGTGCAGGTCTCGCAGGAGTTCCTGGCCGACAGCAACATCGACGTCATCGGCTTCCTCGGCCAGCAGGCCGGCAACGCCATCGGCTACAAGGTCAACGACCGGCTCACGCTGGGCACCGCCGCGACCCCCGAGCCCAACGGCATCGTGGTCGCATCCAGCGCTGGCAAGACCGGTGGCACCGCCACCGCGACCGCTGGCACCGGCCACTTCACCGCCGACGACCTCATCGACCTGGTCTACTCCCTCGACGGTGCAGCTCGCCGCCTCCCCGGGTTCGGGGTCATGGCGAACGGCTCCAGCATCGGCGCCATGCGCAAGCTCAAGACGTCGTCCGGCGACTACGTCTTCGTGCCGAGCATTCAGCCCGGCACCCCGGACTCAATCCTCGGCTACCCGCTGATTGAGAACCCGGCAATGGCGTCGGTCGGCTCCGCGGCCAAGTCCGTGCTCGCGGGTCACTTCCCGTCGTACTACGTCCGCACCGTGGGCGGCATCGACGTTGCCCGCTCGGATGACTTCGCCTTCAACACCGGGCAGGTCACCCTCCGCTTCCAGATCCGCGTCGACGGCAACCTGCCGCAGACGTCCCACGTCAAGCACTTCGTGGGCGGCACCGCCTGATCTGAGGCACCCAAGACGTGACAGGCCCCGCCTTTGCGCAGGGGGGCGGGGCCTGTCACACCCCCTGCGCACCCCAAGGAGAAACGGTGGCCCATGCCACGAAAGAAAAGCGAACCCGTAACGCGGCACGTTCAGGGAACCCCGCTCGACGTGCCGCCGCCCGAGCGGGAAATCCTGCTCCGCCTCGGACTGATCTACGAAGAATCCTCTGGGCCAGCAACTCGCCCTGGACAAGCACGGGCTACGGCGAGCAAACGCAGCAAGTCACCAAGCGGCTCAAGCAAGCCGGCCACCAAGTAGCCATCGCCTCCAACTACGGCCTCGAAGGCTCCATGATGGAGTGGGAAGGAATGCCCGTCTATCCGCGCGGGCTCGACGTCTACTCAAACGACGTCATCCCCGCCTACGCGATGGACTGGGGCCGACCCACCGGGCAGCAGGCCCTCATCATCACCCTGTTTGACTGCTGGGTCTTCAAGGGCGGCGGCTGGGACGTTATCGAACGCGTCGCCTCCTGGGTCCCAATCGACCATTTCCCGGCCCCCGTGCCAGTCATCCAATGGCTGTCCCGCCCCAACGTCACGCCCATTGCCATGAGCAAGTTCGGCAAAGAAGCCATTGAGCGTCACGACGTCGAGGCCCTGTACGTCCCGCACGCCATCGACACGACCGTATTCAAGCCGACCGAGCTCATGCAGGGCAGCGACGGCGCGGTGCCAGCACGGCAATGGATGGGCGTCCCCGACGACGCTTGGTGCATCACCATGATTTCGGCGAACAAAGGACAAGTAGACCGCAAGTCCTTCGCTGAGTCGTTCCTTGCCGCCGGCATGTTCATGCAGCAGCACTCAGACGTCTGGCTCTATCTGCACACCGAGCCGAGCCCAGCCATGACCGGTCTCGACCTGCGCGCCCTCATGGCCGCGACGGGCGTGCCCGGCGACCGAGTCGCCATCGTCGATTCCTACTCGTACCGCATGGGCGTACCGAAGGAAGCCCTAGCGGCGATCTACACCGCCTCGGACGTGCTGCTTCAGCCGAGCCGAGGCGAGGGCTTCGGCATCCCCGCCATCGAGGCCCAGGCTTGCGGCACCCCCGTCATCGTGTCCAACGCCACCGCCCAACCTGAGCTCGTCGGCGACGGCTGGCTGGTCGACGTGCAGCCGACCTGGGACGTCGCCCAGGGCTGCTGGTTCTTCACCCCGCTGGTGCCGTCCATCGTGGACAGCCTCCAGGCCGCTTACGCGCGCGGCCGGGGCCGATCCCAGCAGGCCACCGAGTTCGCCGCGAATTACGACGCCGACGTGGTGTTCAACAAATACTGGCAGCCGGCGCTAGAGGTGGTTCTGTGACCGCCATAGTCACCGGCGGCCTCGGGTTCATCGGCTCTCACATGGTTGACCGACTCCTAGCCGAAGGCCTTGACGTCGTCGTCATCGACAACCACCGCACGTCAACGCAGCGGGCCGACGACCTCTGGCCGGCCGGTCGCGTCAAAGTACTCGAAATGGACATGCGTGAAGTGCGCGCATTGCCAGCCACCCCCGAGGTGGTCTTCCACATGGCCTCCCCGCTTGGCGCGGTCGGCGTCCTGTCCAACGGCGGTTACACGACCCCGGAGATCGTCGAGCTGTCCCGGCTCGCGGGCCGGTGGGCAGCCGACGCCGGCGCGCCACTCATCGACATCAGCTCGTCGGAAATCTACGGCGGCGGCGAGGACGGCGTCTGCGGAGAGCACATGCCGCGGGTCGTGCCACCTGGCGCGTGGGCGCGGCTCGAATACCAGACGGCAAAACTGGCAGCGGAAGTAATGCTGCTGAACATGCCCGACCTGGACGTGCGCATCATTAGGCCATTTAATGTCGCTGGTCCTAGGCAGTCCCCCTTGGGCGGATTCGTGCTGCCACGGTTCGTCGAGCAGGCCCTCACCGGTCAGCCCCTCACCGTCTACACACCGGGCACGCAACGGCGCGCCTTGACGCACGTGTTCGACACGATTGAGGGCATTTGGCTGTCCTGGCACAAGGGCACCCCAAACCGCGACTACAATTTCGGCAACGCCGACAACACGTGCTCGGTGATGCGCCTAGCCCGCGAAGTCATCGACTATGTCGGTGCCGGCGACGTGACCGTCATCAACCCGACCCAAGTGCATCCCCTGTTCATTGAGCCGCCCGAGAAACTGCCGAACGCGAACCGGGCCATGCTTGAACTTGGCTGGACGCCGACAAGGTCGCGGGCGGACATCATCCGAGACATGGTCGAGTGGGCGCGCTGATCCCTGTCCTAGGCGTCCCGGTGCTCAACCGGGGCGACCTGGCTAGGCAGCTGCTCGACAGCGTTGACGTCGAGGTCGGCGAGACCTTGGTGGTGCTGAACGGCGAGGGTGAGGCGACGAGGTCGGCTCTGCAAGGCCACGACGTCACGTTTATTGACCCGGCTCATAACCTCGGGGTCGCAGGCTCGATAAATCTAATTATCAAGGCTCGGCCTGCCGCGCCCTGGTGGCTTATCTGCAACGCCGACATCGAGTTCGGTGCCGGCGACCTTGACCGGCTAGCGGCGGCGATGGACACCGACGGGCCGATGCTGGCGTGCCTGTTTGAGTTCGGGGCATTCGCGCTCAACCAGGCGACCGTCGACTTGGTCGGCTGGTACGACGAGAACTTTTACCCGATCTATTACGACGACAACGACTACCGCTACCGATGCAAATTGGCGGGCGTGCCAGTCAAGAACCTGATTAGCCGCACCCGGCATGTCGGATCGGCGACTATTCACAGCGGCTACGCCGAAGCGAACTCTCGCACGTTTCCGCGCAACGGCGATTATTACGCCGCCAAATGGGGTGGCCTGCCTGGGCACGAGACCGTGACTGCCCCTGTAACGCCCGTGCTGGACCGCAGACGGCTTGTCGATAACGCTTGGACATAGGAGAACCCCGTGGCGATTGCGAACGGCTACGCGACTTTGGCGCAGATCAAGGGTGCGCTGCGCATCGCCTCCGGCGACGCCACCGACGACGCCCTGCTTGAAATGGCTGTCGAGTCGGCGTCCCGACTTATTGACGCCTATTGCGGACGCAACTTCATCCTCGCCGGCACCGCGACCCGGTATTACAACACCGAGAACCCTTACATCGTGCAGATCGACGACGCCCGCTCGATCAGCGCCGTAGAAACCTCGACCGGCCTGGACGGCGTGTACGACACGACCTGGACTATCGGCACGGCCGGCGGCCAGGGCGACGCCCAGCCTGAGCCCATCAACGACTACCTCGGCGGCATCGTTTGGCCGTTCACCCGCATCCGAGCCATCGGCGACTACAGCTTCCCGACCGGGCCGGAAAACTCGATCAAGGTGACCGCCGTGTTCGGCTGGCCCAACATCCCAGTCACGGTGACGCAGGCCTGCATCCTCCAGGCGTCCCGCATCTTCACCCGATTGCAGTCCCCGCTTGGCGTCGCCGGCTTCGGCGACATGGGCATTATGCGGGTCAGTCGCGGCCTCGACCCCGACGTCGTGCAGCTGGTCGAGGGCTACCGCCGCGTGAACGGCGTCGCATGACAGCCCTCACCGACCTGCGCACCGGGCTCGCTAACCGCCTCGCCACCATCAGCGGACTGCGCTCCTCGTCGTACATCCCCGACAACCCGCAGCCCCCGGTCGCCATCGTCATGCCGGGCCGCATTACCTACGACACGGCATTTGGCCGCGGGTCCGACGAATACGAGTTCACCATCACGCTCGTTGTTGGCCGCGTAGCCGACCGGGCCTCTCAGACCAACCTCGACGCGTACTGCGCCTCAAGCGGGAACGCGTCGGTGAAGGCGGCAATTGAAGGCGACCGCTCCCTCGGGGGCAAAGCCTTGGATTGCCGAGTAACCGCAATGACTAGCCAAGGCTCGCTCGCCATTGGGGACGTCACCTACCACACGGCCGAGTTCTCGGTCACCGTCATCGCCGCTGGCTAAGGAGAAACATCGTGGCAAAGTTTGTCGGCAAGAACATCAGGGTGAAGGTCGGGACCGCAGATCTCACCACATACGTCGCCTCAGTTGAGGTCACCGA